TCCCAAACTTACTGCACGCAACGAAGCGTCAAATTGCTCGTTAATTTCTTTAATCGTCCAATGAGGATAAGGATCAGGGGTTAAAGCATTATTATTTTCAAGTGCTTCTCTAGTTTCATAATTGTCTTTGGTTTCAATGGTTACTTTTTCGTTTTCATATGTGAGTACGCAAATGTCGTGATTATTTAATACAATGTACTTTTGAAACAAATTACAAAACCCACTCTGTTCACTTGTAATCATTGCCATATTTTCTTCAATACCCACTAGCAATGGACTTCCGTGGCGAGTACAGTATATTTTATTCGGTTCATTGACATAAACAATACCTAGACCCCATGTTCCTTTCAATTGTTCGGTTGTTTTTTTAAGCGCCTCATATACATTTTGAACCTCTTCAAAATGATAAGCCAATAAATTCACTACAACTTCTGTATCTGTTTGAGATTTATTAATAATGCCTTTTCCTGCCAAAAATGTTTTGATCTCTTGAAAATTTTCAATAATACCATTATGAACTAACGAAAATTTATCATTATGAGACATATGAGGATGCGAATTGATGTCTGTTTTAGCACCATGGGTGGCCCATCGCGTATGTCCAATACCCACATTTCCTTCGTAAGAATATTCTTTTAATTTATCTAAAGCACTCGAATTGTTTGAGGAAGCATATTTATGCGTTTTTAATTCATTATTTTCAAAAACGCAAATGCCTGCCGAATCATAACCACGATTTTGTAACTGGTATAAACTATCCATTATTTTTTGGTAAGCATTATCACTTCCAATAAAACCGCATATTCCACACATTATATTATAACTATAGACGAAAAAATGTTAGAATTTTATTATTATATATCTTCATGTTTCTTTTTCAATACTATTTGTATTGTCACCATAATTACCAATTTTATTATTGAATTGCGTGGTAGTTAAAACATGATTCACAAATTGTTTTTTGATTGTTTTATCTTCAAATAGTGGTTTATAAAATGAATAATCACCATATTGTTTCGACCCCCATGATGATTTTTCTTGTAAACTATGATGAAAACATACCATAGATGTGTCAATTTCTCCTAAACATAATTTATCTTCATTCGACGGATGTACCAATTTATCGGGTCGCAAAAACTTCCATATAATCATATCGTTATTTCCTATATGTTGATTAATAATTTCAAAACATCGGTTTCCTAAATAAATATCATCATCATCTAAAAATAAAATATATCCATCATTAATTTTTTCCATTAATTGATTACAATACAAATTGAATTTGTATTTGTCTTGACATGTTTCTTCTACATGAAAATATTGAATTTTCTCGTGATTTTTATAAGGTTCTAAATAAGATAAACTTTCCTTTTTATCGTAACAAATAGTGACATCGAAATTTGGGTAAGTCTGTTCTAAAATGCTCTCTATTGCGGTTTGGAAATATTCGGGACGATTACTTGTACGCATTAATATATGTAATTTGTTCGGCAAATATGTTGGAAATAAACTGTTTTGCTCCAACGCTTGTTTGTATTGCGTGGAATGGTTTACTATCATTTCATTTTCACAACATGCACGCCCTTCCTTTTTACCACATGTTAAATAATGTGTTAAACATTGTTTTTTTGTATTTATTCCGTGTTGTTCTAGATCATTATATGTATTTTTATAAAACTCATAGTCAAAAAACAAATAGGATTCATTGGTTTTTGTTGATGTTAATTTATTTCGCAATAAAGTAAATTTCATAATAAAATTATACTAGAATCAATATATATAATGACAACGAAAAGCAACTTACATGCCCTTATTTTAGCAGGCGGTTTAGGAAAGCGTATGAACTCCCCCCTTCCCAAAGTTCTACATAAATTATTAGACAAACCCATGTTAGTACGAGTCATTGAAACTGCTAAATGTCTTTCTCCTACCAACATTTATATTGTGGTTGGAAAATACGAACCCATTATTCGCGAAACGTTGACTCGATATATGAGTCTAGACAATATTATTTTCGTAAAACAAATGGATGCGCAAGGAACTGGACATGCGGTTCAATGTGCGCTGCCTGAATTTGCGAAATTGGATCGTAATGATAAAGTGTTAATTTTATCGGGCGATGTACCTTTATTGAAAGAAGATTCCATGAGATCATTAATCACAAAGGATCCAGTCACTTTATTAACAACTAAATGCGATGATCCTACTGGATATGGACGTATTGTAACCAATAACGTAAATCAATTCATTAAAATTGTGGAGCAAAAGGACTGTAATGACGAGCAAAAAAATATACAAATGATTAATGCCGGTGTATATGCGTTTGAGGTGGGATTATTATGCGATCATTTACCGAAATTGGACAATCACAATTCCCAACAAGAATATTATTTAACGGATATTTTTGAAATTATATTGCGCGATGATCAGGCTGCCATTGACGCCATCGAATTACCTAAACATAAAAGTGTTGAATTGGTTGGTGTGAATACAAAGGAACAATTGGAAGAATTGGAAACCAAACTAAAATAATAGGTTTGTAATTGTTCAGGTGTTATATTTGTTTGGTTTGTTGTATTTGAACACACGTTTGTAGACCAAATTATGAATAGTGTAATACGAAAGACCTTCCACATTATAGATTTTTTGGATTGTAAGCAGACACGCAAGTGAATGGCAAAATGGGAATATAATAAAATATGTTTTTGTTATATTCTTTTTTTTCGATCCTTTCAATTTTATTGTGTTCGATAATTCTGTATTTTATAAAGTGTGTGTTAATTACATAGTATGGACACATTGCTTTTTGCTTTGGAGAAAAGTTTCAAAGAAATTTCGAAATTAATTCGGAACCAAAATTCCTTGGATTTAGGGGGGTTATTAAATGAAAGCAATGTTTCGGGGGATGACGTAAAAGAGTTAGATATTGTATCGAATGATCTTTTTAAACGTAATTTGGCAAAGTGCTCATTAGTTCGAACCATTGGTTCAGAAGAAGAAGACGAACTTTATGAAACTACTCATATTGATGCCCCTTATTTAGTTTGTTACGATCCGTTAGACGGATCTTCCAATGTAGATGTAAATATTACCACAGGCACCATTTTCGCAGTATATCAATATGATGAACATGGCAAAATAGAAAGTGGTCGCAATATGGTCATGTCTGGTTATTGTTTATACGGAGGATGCTGCCAATATGTGTTGGCATATAATGGAATTGTTTCCATGTATCAATATATTCCATCAACCGGATGTTTTTCTAAATATATTTCATCAAAGAATGGGTTTTCAAAAATTCATGAAAATATAAAAATTCAAGAAAAAGGAACCATCTTTTCGCTAAACGAAGCGCACAAACATAAATGGTGTGATAAAAGATTTCAACCTTTTATTGAAACTATGATTGAACAAAAATACAACGCACGTTGGGTGGGAAGTATGGTTGCCGATGGTCATCGTACATTGATTAAAGGTGGGTTTTTTGCTTATCCCGCGAATGAGAGTAATATTTCCGGAAAAATTCGTTTGCTATATGAGGCATATCCATTTGCTCATATATTCGAAACGGCAGGTGGTATTGCTACAGACGGAACCACGAATATCTTGGACATTCCTTATCCTGAAAAATTACATCAAAAAACACCTGTTATTTTATCAAGTAAAACAGAATATGACATTTTTTCTAAATTATAATTTCAAGCATTTTTTTGTTGATGACATCTTTTGTGTAATACTTGTAAATTCTCAATAATTGTAGGACCTCCTGAAGTCCATGATTGAATATGATCACCATGATATTCATCGGTTGATTTGATTACTAAATCGCAGAATGGACAAATATTATTTTGAGAAGCAAGTTTTTCAGAAATTTGTTTTTTTGTAAACAATCGGTTGTTTATATGTTCATCATTGCTTATAGTATTTTTTATAATTTCATCAATATCATTTAATATATTTTTTTGAAATACAGCATTTCTATTCCCTTTTACGTAGTTTTCAGTTAAAATTTCTACCAAAGAATGTTTAAGATTACCTGCGATTCTATTCAATGAAGAATATGATTTCATAAAGAAACAACATCTTGCAACAATAAATTTATATATTAAATAGTATTTTTTTTGATTTCCTTTTCTGCTGGAAAATAATTCACTCTCTTTGAAAAGTTTTATTAATTTACGCATTAATACAAGTTTATCATCAATATCGATTTTGCTATTTTTAACAAATTCAGATACACTTTCAGTTGTATCACCGATATTTTTTTTAATCCACCCATCTGTTAATTTTGTGATTGACGACCAGCAATTTGGTAAGTCATATGTTAAAACCAACATTTCAATTATTTCTACATCGACATTTCCTCTTTTATCTTTTTTTTGAAAAAAATCTAATTCCATCAAACCTTCTTTGTGAGTTGAAATAATGTCATAAAAAGGCGTTAACATCACTTTATTAAACTCATAATCGGTTAATGTTTTACTTGAACGATTCAATATTTCATACATATCTCGTAGTTTATTTGTATTATTTTTGTAAGAAGAATCTAATTTATTAAATGTGAAATTATAATTGCGAATTTTTGATTTATCATCAGAATTTAAATCTCCAAATTTCTTTTTATGATAAAGTTCGGAATCAATAGATAATAAATAGTTTTTATTGATTGAAAAATCATTATTAAAAAACGCGAGAGCTGTTGTAATTCGGTGCATTCCATCCAATATTTCTTCTGAATCGTCGTGATCATTTAATATTGTCCAAATCGGATTAGTCGCACGATTAAGTAACATAGTTTCAATAAATCTAGTTCGTAGTTTATCGTCCCATGCTTCATAACTTCTTTGAAAGTCCGGTGATTTATTAATAAAAACTTGACTCGATGCCAATGCTGTTTCTTTATTTGTTCTCAAGTTTATTACTGCCAATGATATATTTTCCATTAGATCTAATTCTAATATAATTAGATCTATATTCTTTATATATTTTTCTAAAATGTTTTTTCTTTTCAAAACGCCTAAAAGTACTTGGCCATTTGGGCACCTTTTCTTTTGTATCCACATTTTTCGTAAAATCCGATATTTTCATCAGAACAATCTAAAATTGTTTTATAACATCCCATTTTCTTGGACTCTTCGCTTAAATGATCGATCATTTTTTTCCCTAAACCATATCCTCTCATCTTTTCGTTAACCACAATATCTTCTATATGTCCAACTTTTCCATAATTGCGAATTAATTTCTTTTCAATTAACAATGTTCCTGATGCCACTATTTCTTTGGTACTTTCTTGTTCCACAACAAAAATACAATGATGATTATTGAGAGAGTCCAAGAACTCCGTTGTTTTCTCACGATCCATCATTTTGGGATCCATTTGTGTTAATTGTCCAAGAAGTTCGTAATATTTTCGACTAATATCTGTTTCATCAATATTGCGAATAATAAATAACTGATCTTTTGCTTGGAATTTTATCGGATTCATGTGTCTTTCTATAAAAAGAGAAAGTTTGCGTTGAATTTGTTTCACCTTTTCCACATTTTCACCTTCTACATAAAGTCGAACAACGTTTTCAGTTCCTGATGCGCGAACAAATGCGCGAATATTTTCATTTGTTAAAGATTCGATATAATGCTGAATAAAAACGGGTTCTAACAACGTCAATTCATCATGAGAACTTTGAAATACATTTTTGTCTTGGACACCTTGTTTTGTCAATAGGCAAAATTTGGGTTCAAATAAGTCATACCAATCTTTTGGTTCCATTTTAAGTTCTTGTAAAATAAACAATGTTGCGTATAAATCTAATATTCCATCTCCGATATTAGGATGAAACATGGATTGTAGATCTTGTATTTCGGGAACAGTCTTTTGAAACATGACATTTCCATGTCCATTTTGTTCGAAATAAATGCCAATATCCGTTTTCTCCGCTTCATGATGTAAATGTTTCACTCCAGTAGCAGTACATATACAAGATAATTCCACGTTTTCAGGAAATTTCAATGATTTCACATAGTCTACACACGCTTGATTTGTATAACCAGTGTATATGTACCCTAACGTAAGTTTTTCTGATTGGTTTTCCAATTTCTTGGACAAATAGGTTAGAATAAGTGCAGCAATATAATCTCCGTTTAATATATTCAATTTATTTTGTTGTAAAAAGTAAAAGACTATGCGGTCGGCATCCCCATCTAAAGATGCGCGTAATGAACTGGTGAAATATTTGACACTTTGTTGTGGTAATTTTTTATTAGAACAGACAAAATCAGAACTACATTCGTTATTCAATAATTTTGGTTGTGTCCAAGAATAATTAATTAACGAAATACGATGGTTTTTTACTTCTAGAAGTTTCTTGGACCCAATTCCATTGGCACAATCGACCACACAAGGATAATGTATTTTATCTGAACATTGTTGTAAATAGGTAAAATAATCGATGTCTTGTTTCGCAAACACATAATGTAATTCGGGCGTTGTTACATGGGGTAAAATTTGAACGGGAAATGTTAAATTTGTTCTAAAAACCCCTTTTTGAATGAGCTTCGCAATTGTCGGACTACTTTTACGTGAATCGTATCCAATAACAATGCTTATATTATTATCCTTCAATACTTTCACATCATCATCTTCTACATGTATATGGGGACGAAAAGGAGGTGCCGTGTTTGGATGATTCATATAAAAATTATTGATGAAATTTTCTAAATAAGTTTCTATATCTTCGGAAACCATATGTCCTTTATTATCCATAATTTTTACACCATTGTCTTCATGATGATTATGAGAAGCAGTAATCATGATTCCAAATGATTGTCTTTTATAACATGCTAATAATGCCATTGCTGTACCAATTTGAACCGCAATCTCTTCAATTTCACTATGATGGGTTCGAAATCCGGATGTACCATATTTCATTATTTTCTTCATATAGTATATAAAAATACAATGACAAAGGAAAAAATTATACTTGTTGGTTATGGGTGGGGGTCTTTAGGCTTTATTCAACATATTGATACAAACCAATATGATGTTGCGCTATTTTCAAAACATGACCACTTCTTATATACACCTTTATTGGCACAAAATGTGAAACATGATCGCGATCTCACCATCAATGTAGATCAATTAAAACAATCATTGGAGTTTGTCAACGATAAAATCGAAACAGTGGATTTTAAAAAACAAACAGTCCAAGAAAAGAAATATGATTTTCTCGTATTTTCTCATGGTGCTGAAGTAAATACATTTAATATTCCCGGTGTCCAAGAAAATACTCATTATTTAAAAACGTTGGATGATAGTAATCAAATTAAATCCAAATTATTAGAACTACCCAAAGATTCAGTCATTGCCGTTATTGGATGTGGTCTTGCAGGAACGGAACTCGTTGGTTCATTAGTAGACATGCGTAAATTCAAAATAGTGGGAATTGACGCACTTGACAGACCTGTAAATACGTTTGATAAAACATTGTCCGAAAAAGTGGTGAAATCATGGGAAAAAGAAAGTGTGTCCATGTATTTTCAAAGTTTGGTTCAAAAAATAGACAAACAATCTTTGGATATAAAAGACAAACCTTCTGTACAATTTGACATGGCAATTTGGTGCGGAGGAATTAAAATGAGCGAATTGAGTAAAACAGTGAATGATCAATTACAATTAGAAAATAATCGCGGCATACCCGTGGATAAATTTTTACATATTCAAGGACAGAAAAATTTGTTTGCTATAGGCGATTGTGCGTTTAGTGGCAATCCACCAACCGCGCAAGTTGCGTATCAACAAGGAACCTATTTGGCAAAACAGTTCAACCAAAAATTTCCTAAAAAGGACGAATTTGTATTCCAAGATAAAGGGCAAATAGGTTATATTGGAAATGGAGAGAGTATATATCAAAATAATTATTACAAGGGAGGCGGAAAACTCGTGTATTATTTCAACAATTTGGTTCATTTTTACAATTTTGGAAAAATATATGTGAAATCAAAATTTTAGATTAAATCAAACCTTTTAAATGTTTTGGTATTTTTTTGTGTTTTTTGAAAAGAGCAAGTATGTCGCTATTTTTACTTGCAATTAATTCACTAACTATATCATCAGTTACAATAATATCTGGATGTTTCAGCAGATGATCTATATTATGTTTAAAACGTTTACTAGCATATGTATTATAACATAATTCGGACAATATACTACGTCTTCCATTTGATACATTTACATCGAATTTCGGATTGGAAATAATTATGGAAACCTGTTCAATGTGATGGGTTTCTCTTTTGTCATCTGCTCCAGCAATCGAAGTATATCGAAACACTTCATGACTATCAAATGGCATAATTTTTTTACAAGTTTCCTTGATATTTCTTCTACAAATAGGGCACGGAGGGGCAGTCAAATGTGATTGACTTTTACACCATCCAATCAAACATTTCTTATGAAATTTATGCTTACATTTTGTAGTTACGTTTCCAGATACAATTCTGTCTAAACATATAGAACAGGTTTTATCTAAAACACTTTCGCAATTACCAGTTTTCTTATTTTTTCGAGTCCCATTTTTACAACGCGATCTTTTTGTTGCCATTATAATTTATAACCATAAAAAAATGGGTATAAATTCCGGATTACCTGATTCGAACAGGTGACCTATCGATATTTGTTGAAACCACTACAGTCAATTGCTCTACCAACTGAGCTAAACCCGGACACAGAATTAAAATATTTATTTTAATTCAGAAGGGTTATACCCACAATATCATACATATTCGTTTTTATATGCTTATACCATTAATTCATTAATTTTATCATTAAATACTTGTAAATTCCGTATAAATCCGGGTTCATCACTATGAGGCATCACTTTGATTTTGTACCCATGCTTTTGTGTCATTTTAAATACCATACGTTCAAAAACATGTTCGTACATATTGTCAGGATGTCCTTTATGTCCCGCACCCCACGCAATGTTATTTGGGTACAATGGTGGACGAGAACGCGACGATTTAAAAAAACGGAAAATATCTTGGACAGTGGGACCCATTTGCTTTAATTTTTTCCCTCCATAATAGGATTTCACCCAAACCGCATCAAATGTTTTGTTGCTGTTTAATAAATAATAGTCTTTGTAATTACCGTATAACCCATCAGCAATTTTTTTCTTACACACAAAACAATTTCCCTCCGGAAACATATAATTTTTCCGATTTAAATTATAATATCGATCTAGATCATTTACATAAAGAGAATTTCCCAAATTCCATTTACATGTAATG